CGAATGCACATCGCACCTGATCGAAGCGACTTTGCCTCTGTTGGCTTTTCTTTTTCGATGCGCTCAGCAAGAGAATGCAATCGATAACCCGCGAGCGCAACATCTTCGAAACGATTCCACCATAGTTCTTTTTCAGTCTTCATTATTTGCCTGCTTTCTTTGCTGCTTTTCGTTTTGCGTAAGCATTAAAATTTGCGAGTTCTCGTCGTTCTGCACGCAGTTGCGCGGCATCTAAACAATTCAAGATTGATTTTCCAATCTGCTCTTTTGTTACTTTCATGCTTGCTGGCATATCAAAAATTACATTGCCAAAAGTAAAAACTTTACTTGCATTCTTCATATCAATCTCCTAGAAAGATCGCGGCAAAAAGTCCCACTACCACACTGAATGTCTAGGTCACATGCAGTAGCAGGACTTATTGCCGCAGATTTAGAATTGATGAGTGACCTAGACATGCGAGAATGATTGCATATCCAACTGGATATGTCAAGCGGCATATTCATGCAGGATTACGCTAGGTTTTAGTTTCCACTCAGTTTGTGAATGATGGATTTTGCCACGCCCGCCACCGCGTCGACCGCGCTGGCGATTGTTGCCCCAGTGCCGTCGACCTTGCCCCACTTGCCGAGCGGGCATTCGACCCCTGCCAATGTGCACTTAACCGTAAGCCGAGCACGCGGGTTGTTCCCGCACGAGCAGCGCGTACACCACCCCACGCCACCCGCGTCGGTCATGCCCTTGTATTCGACAGCCCGATGCTCACACGCCATGCATATGGCGAGTCTCGCCGCCGCGTCCGCTTCGCTCGCCGGGCCTTGCGTCGCGTGTGTCAGTTCGGCGCGGGCGTATTGCTTAGCGAGTTCGATTGTGGATTTGTCTTTGTCAATCAATGCGCCATCGACAATTCTATGCGGGCATTGATTGCACACGCCGAACGATGGCTTGCCGCCGTAGTGATCCGCAGCGCAGCAGCCGCCGCCGTTAATCCCGCACTGGCTCCAGTGGTCGCAGGAGATCATGATAAAACAAAAACAACTGGAACACCTGAACCTACAAAACTAGACACATATCCCAAACCCCCATTTACATTTATTAGGTCACATTGGTTGTCTTGACCATGTAACAAAGTATCGCCAGAATCAAATGCAAACCATTGTAAACCAACACAACATGTATCAGATGCATTATATGTAGGACAGGCGCAATCATCAAAATAACTATTTCCAATATATTGCATAAATGTATTAATATACAAATTTCCGTTGTTGTCATAACAGGTTTCATTTGTCCCAACAAAATGACACGATGTATTTGCATCTATAACAGATGGAGTAATTAAACAAAGAGAACAAGTATTTGTATCTAAATCAGGCGAAATTAGTGCATAATTCATTTCAATAACACAAGGGTTATATTCTATATTATTATTTAAATTTATTCCAAAATAAATTAAAAAATAAATTGGAACAGTAATTGATGGAGAACAATTATTATTCAAATATGTCCCAATATTTATCAAAGACGGGCGATAAACAATTCTATTTTGAACCCCATATCCATCGCCTGAGTCGTAAGCAAAACAACATTTGTACGCCGTAACAGTTTGTGCGGGTAATGTATAAGTTCCAACGCCTAGCACTACTGTAAAACTTTGAAAAGTCATTTGATAACTTGATGGCAAACAATTACAAGTAGCAGTAGTTGTACAACCACAACAACACGCTCCCATCATCAGACTCATTTCGCAGACTCCTTGAATGCCGCATTGAACAACGGCGACGCAGCCCGCTTGGCTGCGATGAGTTCGCGCACAGTCGTCGGGTCTTCGCTCGACATTGCTTGCCGCGCTAGGTCTGCCTCGCTCTGCACGCGGCGCGGGATCCACCCGATGGCGACACGGATAGCAGTCCCGATGCCTGTCTGCCACAGGAGCACCACCAGCGCGACCGCCACGACGGCTCCTAGACCCCACTGAATTAGCGTCGCCCAAAATGGAACGATGTCTTTGACACTGGCCACCGCTGTTGAGATCTGCGAAATTTCATGCAAAATTACTGCGGTGTCTTCTTTAATTACAACAGCAGCAGCCACGATTTCTGGCTGACTAGAATTTGCAGCAATAAAAGAAGCACGCTCAGAGATGCTGTGTGCGCTACTTGCGGCAATGCTCGCGCTGGAGGCGATCTCTTTGGTCGCTGAACAGCCCGCTGTGAGAGCGACGAGGATTATCGCTTTGTAAACCATGCTTTGATTTCGTTGAAACCAAGTATCGAGCCACATAGCCAACCGCCAACCACGCACAAAGCAGACCACCACAAAGTGCCGATAAATGAATCCATGTCATGTCCTCCATTATTTCGAGTTCATCCGATCGATTTTCAACGCTAGTGCAGCAATAGCCTCAGTGTGTTTTTCGTCTATAGATTGCCCTCTAATCATAGCCTTGGTCAGATCAGAAGCAATGAGACGCAATTCTTGCGTGTCCGATGCAATGCGTGTCAATGTCGCATCACGACGACCAAGGTCGACTGCGTAAAGACCAAGCGCAATCAAGATCCCGATCAGTTGACCGACCAGTACAGTTGTCTGAAGCGGTGTTAAAGATGGCTTTTTGAGAGGAGCCATTATGCGCATGTCCCATCAATGGCGTTAGAGACGCAAAATGAGAATGCTTGCGATCCGTCGGTCGCATTGATTGAAGCGTGCATCAACACGACCGTACCAGTGGCGATCGGCTGCAATGTAAACCCGCTTGGAATGTTGGCGTGTGTAAAGCCTGGCCCGTTTTTTGTGCCGCTTGTTTGCTGCAATGCCTCAACAGTGTTGTACGCAAACCCGATTGTCGTGGTCGCACTGGTGATCGTGCTGCCACCCTTTGTCTGAAACTTCTGAATGGTGTCCGTGTATTGCTCGGCTTCTTCCCAAGCATATTTCCAGCGTCGACCAGTGATGATGACTGTGTTTGCTGTGATTTTGGCGAGGAATACATCGAGCACTCGCGGCGCATAACGACTCAAGTCGTTCTTTTTTTTCTCGTTGACTTTGTCCGTGAGTTTCTTGAATCCTCGTTGAGAGAATGGGCCGAATGAGCCATCGATGTTCGGCTTGAGATTCATTAGGTTGTCACCACTCCAAGACTTGCAAAAGAATCAGTGCCTGGAAATGGTTGCTTGTAATAAACTTTAGCGGCTCGCCACGGATTGCTGACAGATACCACTGCTCCAGCAGTCACTTGATCGGGAACCACGCTGCCATCTGCATTGCGAAGTGGAACTTGTTTTAAGTGAAATGTCTGTGTGTCGAGAGTGAATGAGAAGTTGACTTCGTATTGATTCGGGCCGATGCGGCTTGAGGTCGCTCCGTCGAATACAAGCGTGCCGATCGGGCAAGCAAGATTTTGAGATGTGGTCGCGCTTGCTCCAAAAGTAAAAATCGCACTATTCCTCTTTCCGATTGTGTTGGCAAACACTAAATAGTTCGGTCGACCGATTACGACATTGCGCACGCTGATATTGAGCACACCTTGGATGCTCGAAATAGGATCGCCTGCGCTGTCAACTTTTGCCCCACCAATATCAATCAGAGTCGGAGCAGTTATGTTTGCATCGGATGATGGCAGCGTCGCACCAGTGCGCCACACATCGACAATATTCGCCTGCGCGTTAACTTCGATGGAAGTGAAGCCAACTTGTTTTTCTTGTAAGATGTCTTGACCTTCAACGGATGTCCCGTCGATTGTCGTAGACGCTTCAAAAGTGTGAACGCCTGTCCAGTATTTATCCATGCCTTCCTGCACTGGCGTGTAGGTCGCTCCAGTAAACGACATCAATGTTTCCATTGTAGTTTCGTTGCCCGCGCCGAAATCAAGAGTGCCAGCGGCGGAAGCACCAGTTCGTATTGCGTGAATATCTAGTGAATTTCCTGAATTATCATAAATCAGAAATGTCGTCGAACCTGTCCACTTGCCGCGATCGTAGGAGCCTGTTCGGCTCGTCTGTTGCCAAACTTGTGTCATGGCGTTGCTCCTATGGCTTGATTGAGTTTGACCAACTGGTCGTATGTGCCCTTGGTATTTGAAGCGGTCTCGATTGCTTTGGACAATGCTTCTTTCGCCTTCTCAATTTCTTGAGATTTTGAGAAGTCTGTAACGCCTTGCAACTTAATAGACCCGAGCGCGGAGTCAACGCTGGTCGCGCTGGCGGTTCTGTTGGATTGCGCAGCGTCTAAATTTGCGCCCGCTTCATTCACTCCCATGTTGGATTTTGAGAGTTCTTCTTGGGCAGACAACAGGTCTTCTATTGCTTTTCCGCGAGATTCTTCGGCTTGGACTGCATCCCACGCGGCCATGCCTTGCTCTTGCAAAGCGATGGTCATTCCCTTCATCGTTCCGAGTCTAAAATGTTCTCTTTCTCTAGCAGTCTTTCCAATCATTTCCGCTTGCAATTCCAATCCGTTAATTACTCTTTGAGCGTTTTCAAAATCTTTTTGAGCAGACAATTCATCATCTACTATTTTTTTATTTGCAACAGCAGAATCATAATTTCTATTGGCTAGTTCAATTTGATTTTCATCCATTCCAGCATTCATCATGCGATCACTCAATGCTTTTTTAGCCAACTCAGCGGATGATTTTTCAATCAAAAAACTTCCATCTTTAATTGCTTGAAGGTCTTTTTCAAGTTGTATTTTTTCATCTAGTATTTTTGCGGATGCTTGAGAAGCAGCATAATTTTCTTTTTCTTTTGCGGCTGCTTCAATTCGACTTTGTTGCTGCTGTTGCTCTTGTCCCAACGCTCCACCCATGTACCCGACTGCGTCAAGCATGGAAGCAATTAACTTGCCTCCTGATCCCACGATTGGCAACCCCTCTAGGGTTGTTGATATTTGTTGCCCTATTGCGGTCACAGCATCCCCAAACCCTTTTATGCTTCCATCTTTAAAACCCTTTACGAGTTCATTTGCCATATCTAATCCAGCCTCAATCAGTCCAATCGTTCCCAATCCTCCGAGAATATTTTGCATTGCACCCTTCAACTGTTTAGCGTTGATTTTTGAAATGCTGTCTCCAATGCTCGTCTCCATTTTTTTTGTTGCAGCAGCGGCAGCCTTAGCACCCGCTAAGAAATTGTCGTTGTTCATGTAAGTGTTAACGACAAATGATCCGACTGTAGCCATTATTTTATTCCCATCTGACGCTTGAGTTGGTCAAGTGATTTTTGCGGGTTCTGTTTTGGAGCCTCGTAGTACGGCATGAAATCATGCGGGCTGAACGACTTGGAATTGCTTGATCGATGCGCGTTTGCAACAGTCGACGCGACAATGCCCGCGCCGAGGTCACCGCGCTGGCGTGAATCAAGGCATCCAGTGATGCTCTGATATGCGATCCATTCTTGAAGTTCTATTGATGACATTCGATTTCCTAGTTCAGCAACAGTCATTTTCAATTCAGCCGCAAGCGTGAACATGAACAGCCTCAGGCTGCGGCTTCTCAGTTTTTTTCGAGTTCCTCTGCATCCTTTGCGCCGAGACCCGATAGA